ATCTACATTATTATCAAGAAGCATCTGAACATCACAATTACCCCAATATTCTAGAACTTCAAATCTATCAACTCCATAATCAGCTGCATAGTCAGATAAATCATCTTCCCAATATTTCTTATCATAGTTCTCGCCTTCAGCAATAACTTCGTCAATAACATTGTCACGGAAATATGGTCTTTTCTTTAAGGCACGTAATTGTGTTCTTGACATCTTGTGTCTTTCAATTACATACTGTGCTTCATCCATATTAGCGGCATCAGGGTCAGGAAAGAAGTTCCATACTGATACATGTGATGTGGAAGCTATAGTTTTAAATATAGGACTATAATTACCTTCATCATCCCAATTAGGATATTCTTTATCTACAGCAAACGGACCTTTCATTACTCCAGTTCCGAAGAGTGCCATTTCAAATACTGTGCTTCTTAACTGTTTATTAGCACCTGATTCTTGTAGTTGGTCCATAATTTTCTTTTCCATGTTCTTCGCAGCAATCATGGATGGACTAAATGTAACAGAAGTAGGTTGTTTTCCTACCCCTTCTTTAATCCCTTCAATATCTCCCAACTTTTCTTCAAGAGGTCCAAGCTTGTCTTGTAAGCTTTGCTCAGTCGCTCCTGTAGGAAATTCCTTACCGTCACCTTGAAACCCATAAGGAGAAGACAGAGACGTTTCACCTTTAAGAGCTTCAGGCTCTTTGGGGTCAAACGACACATCGGAGACCACACCTTCTGGTAGAACCGTTGGCTCAACACTAATGGGAAACTTATGACCTGCAAATAAAACATCAACCATTTGTCCATATGCAGCCAATGTTTTAGTTTTTGTAACTTTGATAAAAACTCTTGACTTTTCTGCTTCAGTAAATTGAACATCACTTCCGTATAACCCCCTATAGTTTCTATAAGACCTTAACCATCGTTCTTCATCATTATTTCTATAATCTTCTGCACGTTGATATCTATCCATAATGAAAGGTATAATATTAGTTACATCGACATCTGTAACACTTGGTTCATCACTATCCTCTAACGCAATAGATTCTTCGTCTAACATAATTTCTTCTTCAGCCATGTTTTATTCCTTTAATATCCAAATGTTGAATCAGCCATAGGCATACTGCTACTTGGTCTGCCCATAGGGTCGTAGTCAAATATACTAAACCTAGGTCTTGACATTATACCATATCTTAATGCATCATACAAGTGGTCTTCTGCTCTTGTGTCTACATCTTCTGGATTTTTTTTATCCAATGGTAATGCTGGTAATTGTGATATCATATTTGTACAATTATTAAAAAATACTAATCTAGGTTCTTCTGTAAACTCATCTATTTGTAAACGTCTGTGTATTTCATTCTTCCCTGATACACGACTACCTTTACTTCTATCTGATGGTCTCCAACGACATCCTCTCATAATCATCTGTTCAGCCAAAGAAGGACCAGTATCGCCACGTTTATGCCAAAGAGAGCTATCCAAAACCCCATACTTAATATTTCCATCATCTTCTTCAAGCTCAAGGATTATATCTGCCAAATCTGTTGCAAGGACTTTGCTAACGTACAACTCTCTATATATAATAATCTGCTCGTCTGGAGAAACAGCAAACCACAACACACCACTATAAGAGCCATAACCATAATCGCAAGACCTAAATTTAACCCAATTTCTTGGAATGTCAAAAGGCTCAACAACGTGAATATTCCTATCAAACTCAGTGAAAGCAGCACCTTCTTTAATATCCCAATCACCCTCAAGCAACTGCTTTCGTTGGTGTTCAGGTAAGGAAAGAAGCATTGCTTCATAGTCACCTTGCTCTGCGAGATAAGGGTTATCCGATAATCTTGCAGGAATAAATCTTCTTTTAAATAATGCTTGTCCTTCTTTACTATGTCCTTTTGGATAGGTGAGGACATTACCTGACTCAATATCTGTGGCATCAAATTGTTTTCCGTATGGTGCTGGGTCAATAAACATTTTCTTAACCCATTGGTGACCCGGACCTCCGGGGTTAGTTGTTGCTCTCATATACACAGGTAAATCATGTGCAGTAGAACGCAAACGTGAACGCATATAGTTCCAAGCATACGGAGTAGACCATTGGGTTAATTCATCAAACCCTATCCAACTAAATGCCAAACCTTGATAACGAAGTACATCATCATCTCGGTCTAGGTAAGACATCCATAACCTAGCACCTGATGGTGCTTCCCATTGCATCTTTCTTTCTGACCACTTAATACCCTTCCATATTTGAGGATACATTTCCTTAGATTTAAATATAAGTTCTCTAAGTTCTTCTGTTGTATGTCTCAACAACAAACCACTGAATGATGGATGACCCATATAACGTAGTGGGTCTGCTAACATAGCATATGATTTACCACCACCTGCTGAACCACCATATAATACTTCTCTTTCACCTGCCGCAAGAAACTCTGTTTGAGGTCCTTTGTTTGGTCTGAAGATTACATTTTGTTCTTCTATAGGTACAGTTTCAACATCAGATACTTCTTGTATCTTAGGCTCTTGCACCCGTTCTTTCTTCTTCGATGGCTTTCGCTTTCTCAATTGCTTTCTGGGCATACTCGGACCATTTTCGGAGAGTTCTAGCCTTGTTCTTACGTTGTTGCTCATGCATTAACCTTTTTCTTAATCCTACGTGAGATATTTCTCTTCCTGTTTTCTTTGTGAGCCAATTAGCTATTTCACGATAAGAATACTGTTTAGTATACTTTCTAGCTAACTCTATAGCTTCAAGTTCATAAGGTATAGGGTCAAGTAAGTCTTGGTCTTCTTCATTTAATTTATAACCAAAAGGAACGATACGTGCTATACGAGGTATCTGTATCCAATTTTTTTGGTCTTCATCTTTTAAATCTGTAGGTTGGGGTAACTTCCAACTTCCTAAACTTCTATTCATTATTCTTTGGTGGCAAGAGCATAACACCACCTGTGCTTTCTACTTGCATCTTTTCAGTTTTTACTAGTCCAGTTCTATCAAGCAACTCTTTTGCTGCAGACATCTTTTCTTTTATACCTAGCTCTGTAGGGTCGTATAAACCACCCACCATAGCCATTGCAGCTTTAGGTGCATTTCTACTCATAAATAGTTGTGTAGCTTCTAATATCTCATCTTTCAATGACTTAATAATGTCTGTTGTGCTAGATGCGTCTGAATATCCTGCAAGTTTTTTTGCTGCAACTACGTCACCATTTGCCTCATCAAATAAGACAGATAGAAACTTTTGTTGCCTTTCAGTTAACTCTCTACTCATATTGCGACCTCTCTTCCTATCTGTCTATCCACTCTCATAATTAATCTTTTTGCTCTGTTAGGAGTTTGTCTATACCAACGAGAATCTTCCATTTCATCTGCCATCTTTGCCCAATCTAAATCCTCTACAGCAGCAATCATATTTTTAAATTTAGATAAACGAGGTCTACCAAGTTGAAAACACATGTTTGCTAGTACATGTTGTATTTCTTCAGGTAGATTATCAAATTTAGAGAACAATAGTTTACAATCATTTATAGTTGTTTTTATATCTCTCTCAAACCATTCATTAACTTGTTGTTCGGGTATAGGGTATCCTATAGGTTTACCATAGTAATCTACATCCCATTCTGTGATAAGATGCCCAATACCCCCAGTCAAATGATTTTCTGAACATAAATACAACTCATATTTTATACCCTCATCATTAGCTATTTCGTCTTGTAGTTTTACTAAATCCATTTACTTTCCTTACATGCACAGGTCGTGATATTTAGTTGTGTGTAATCTGTGTTTAGCTAAATCTCTGTTCGGTTTATTGAATAACCATTTCCAAAATTCTTCTATCATTATTTTTTCCTTAACATCTTTGCTGCTTGTCCTACACCCTTTATACCAAAAGATGCAGAGATTGCAATATATAAAAGATATTGATACCAATCAGGTAATGTTGCTAATACTTCAAATCCACTTTGCACGTACTCTCTCATACCGGGAATGAAAACTAATATTGCAGGAGCTAATAAAACAACTAACGCAAATTCGTCTTTCCAAGAATCCACTGTAGCATCTGCCATCTTACCTTCCCATGCAACTTCACCTGCTGCGACTTT